TAGGTTTGAAGAAATGCCACACGAGGAATCAGATATTCAGTAATCCATTTTACTAACTGTCACAACCCTCTACACAGAGGGTTTTTTTATGATATAATAGAGTAATTCAATTTTATTATGACACCAGAAGAAAAGTATCGTGATCTGTATGTTCAGATGTATGACCTATGCAAAGAACAAGGTTGGGGAGACCCATTCTCTTATGCACGTTCAAGAGAAATTTATATGGCTGGTTTATTAGGTCACAAAGTTGCAGATGATTATTCTGGAGAAGATGCGATAGATGAAGATGGTGGTTGTGAATACAAATCCACTATAGGTAAAAGTGTTAATGGTACATATAATGGTATTAGTGTTCAAGATTCTTGGGAAGAACAAGAGAAATATATCGTGGAGGACAAGATTGGTAAGTATCAAAATCATTACTATGCAAGATTCAAAGAGGGTAAAGTCGAGGAAGTATGGAAATTAAATTGTGATGATGTCTTGAAGTTATTGTTACCAAAGATTAAGAAGCAGTTTGATGAGGGTACATCACACAAGAAAGACCCTAGAATAGGTGTAAGTATTGGACAAAAAGAGATTGAGAATTATGGCCAAAGAATTAGATAGTGGTAAACTAATGTATTCGAGTGGTAACAATGATGAGTGTTACACACCTGACTATGGAGTTGAACCAATACTTAAATATATTCCAAAAGATGCCACAGTTTGGTGTCCTTTTGATACAGAAGAGAGCCAGTTCGTCATACAAATATCAAAACAAAACAAAGTTATTCGTTCTCATCTGGAGAGTGGTCAAGACTTCTTTAATTATGAACCTGATGAGTGGGATATGATAGTTTCTAATCCACCATTTACAGACAAGAGAAAGTTTTTTGAGAGAGCATTATCATTTAATAAACCATTTGCTTTGATAATGACCAACACTTGGTTAAATGACTCAGCACCTAAACAGTTATTTAAAGATAAGGATTTACAGTTGTTGATGTTTGACAAGAGAATGAAATTTGTAAGTCCTGATGGTAGAGACAATGATAAGATTACGTTTAGTAGTAGTTACTATTGTTGGAACTTCTTACCGAAACAAATTATAATGGAAGAGTTGAATGTGCCAAAGAAAAGAGTGTCACGAGCTGTTTGCAATCCATTAACAGAATTGCTATACTAATAGTATTAATGAGATTTTGATGAAATTACGTTCACATCAGTTAGATTCACTTGTTGCTATGCAGAAGTGTGATAAAGGTCAGATTATTGTACCCACTGGTGGTGGTAAAACAATGTGCATGATTGAAGATGCACAGTATAGATTCAATATGAATAGTGTATCAAAGACAATCGTTGTTGTTGCTCCTCGTATCTTACTTGCAAATCAGTTATCAGCAGATTTTCTTGAGCATATCACAAATGTAGATGTGCTTCATGTTCATAGTGGAGAAACTCATCACTTCAGCAGTACAAAAACAGAAGTGATTGAAAACTGGTATCACAACAGTATCAGAAATCAGTTGATCTTTACAACATATCATTCACTACACAGAATTACAGAGTCACTTGATATTGAGATTGATACAATATACTTTGATGAAGCACACAACTCAGTTCAGAAAAACTTTATCGAAGCAGTTGAGTATTGTTCAATATATGCACAGAGAAAGTATTTCTTTACAGCAACACCAAAGCACAGTTTGACACCTAAGAAAGTTGGTATGAATGATAGTGACATTTTTGGTCAGGTCATTTGTAATGTACCAGCTCCTAAGTTAGTTGATGAAGGTCACATTTTACCACCAAAAGTTGTGGTCAAAAAGATTGATGTTACTGACGATAGTAGATTTGGTTATGAGAAAGATTGCGACCATATTGTAGAAACGATTGATGATGTTGATGTTGATAAAGTTTTGATATGTGCAAGATCAACAAAGCAAATCGTAAGTCTAATTGCACTCTCAAAGTTTGTTAGTGAGTTAGCGTGGAGAGGTTACTCTTATATGTACATCACTTCAAAAACTGGTGGTGTGATTGATGGTCAGAAAGTGACAAGAGAAGAGTTCTTTGATACTCTCAATGCGTGGGGTAAGACAGACAAGAGATTTGTAGTTTTACATCACAGTATACTATCAGAAGGTATCAATGTCAATGGTCTAGAAGCAGTATTATTTCTAAGATCAATGGACTACATTGGTATTAGTCAATCGATTGGTCGAGTCATTCGTAAGGGAGACATCACTAAGCAATTTGGTCTAGTATGTATTCCAGTATATGACAAGGTTGGTATTAGTACATCTAAGAAAGTACAGGCAGTTGTTGATACTGTATTCAAAGATGGAGAACCTGCTATTTCTATTGTAAGGTCGTGAAGAAAAATTCATTCTCTTATTGTGAGGGTTCTTACTTAAGTTTGAAAGCAACAATGCACAAATGGGGAGACCCAAATTGGACAAGATTCTTGACAAGAATTTTTTATAATTCTATGTTCGGTGCAGGCACAAATCCTACTGGATTTATTAGTGAAACAGCATTACAAAACAAATTAAACAAAGAAAAAACTTGTCAAGATCATTATTTAAGTCCACAATTCATGGGTAGAATGATACTTGATAATCAAGAAAAATACTTATGTGATCTTGAAACATATACAAAAATGTTTACGATTGCTTGTTCTACAGTAGAGGTTACAGTAGAGGAGAATAGCATACTTAGACAATATACATCTAACAAAGATAATGATTATAAAGTATATGTTCCCACAGATCAAAAGTATGAGAAAGCTGGTATTAAGTTATGCAAAAGACCAGAAGGTAAAAAATTATGGAAGTATGCACAACTCACAGAGGAAAAATTATTCTTTCCAGAAGATTTACTAGAATATGAAAAACAGTTTCTAGTAAATTGACCATAGCACACAGTATGCTATAATATAAACATTATGAGTTAAAACTATGCACGATTCAACACTTGATTTATTCGCAAAAGTTGGTATTGATGCCAACGATATTGAGGCTCTAGCAGCATATTATGAAGTCACTTGTGACTATTATATGGAAGAGTTTTTAGGACTAGAGGACTTGATAGGTTGAAGGATACAATACTATTCGGAGATTGCAGAAAAACAATTTCAACAATAACTGAACCAGTAAAAATGTGTGTCACTTCGCCACCATATTATGGACTTCGTGACTATGGTGGAGAGGAGAACCAGATCGGTATGGAAGAGTCTCCAGAAAAATATGTTGACCAATTAGTCGAAGTGTTTAGAAATGTAAGGGAAGTCTTAACTGATGATGGAACACTATGGTTAAATATAGGAGATAGTTATTATAACTATCGTAGTGATGGAAACTATCCTAAACAGACAGTAAGTAAAACTCGTCAAGATTTACCTACTAAAACACCTGTTCGTGACAATAAACTAGAAGGATATAAAAGTAAGGATTTAATTGGAATCCCTTGGCTTCTGGCATTTGCATTAAGAAAAGATGGGTGGTATTTAAGGCAAGATATAATATGGAATAAACCAAATCCTATGCCAGAAAGTGTGAAGGATAGGTGTACAAAATCACACGAGTACATTTTTCTATTAAGTAAAAGTAAGAACTACTATTATGATAATGAATCAATCAAAGAACCAACCAAAGAAAACGGAGCAGGATCGTATTCTGGAATTGCAAAAGGAAATACAACAAAGAATAAAAGGTCTGTCTGGACAGTAAATAAGAAACCATACAAGGGAGCCCATTTTGCCACGTTTCCACCAGAATTAATTGAACCTTGTATTAAGGCTGGTAGTCAGAAGGGAGATATAATTCTTGACCCCTTTATAGGGTCGGGAACTACAGCTATGGTTGCAAAATCTTTAGGTCGGCATTATATTGGGTGTGAGTTACACGAGTCTTATAATGATTTAATTCAGAATCGTGTATCACAATACACTATAAACTTGGAAGATTTCGTGTAAGTGTGCCAGTTTGTTAGGTTACACACACATACTTGCATTATTCGTGCGTGTGGTTTATATTAATAGTGGGGAAACAAACCCGATCAACATAAGACTTTCAAGGTAGTGGATACCCAGAGGAAAACGCTTTTAAGTTGAACTTAAGCAGTTGATTCAGTTTTGTTTCCTCTCGTCCTTTATAATAACAACTATGGAATTTGAGTTTGAGTATGATTCTCAGTATAAAAGTGAAGATGAGTACCTTGATTCGTTAATGGAACATCATCAAGAAGATTGGATTGGTGTAAGAGAATCACTTGACCCAGAGACAGAGAAGTTACTTAAAAAGTTTTAATTGCTACATATAGTGTGGAATGAGTATATTTGTATCAATAAACTACTAAATTCACTTACGAGGTAATCATGTCTCAAACTATCCCAGAAAGCAAGAAGTTAACAAGATATAGAGTGACCTTAGATGTAATGATAGATGATAACGATTGCTTAAATCCGTATATGTGGAATTGGTATAACTTATTACAATTAGAAGGAAAAGAACAAGTTAATGATATATACGTTGAGGACTTAGGAGATTATGGCAAATGGGAGAGCAATAAGTAACAGCTCTCGTGACAGTTAACAAGGTGTCTACTTTTTGTTGATTCCTTGTTTTTTTATTATTACAATGGCCACATAAGCAATTCATTCACAATGAAAAGAACACACTACTACAGTATCGCATCAATGCTAACTGATGAAGAAGTCCATAAAGTTTGGGAGATTGTTGGCAATGCACTTGACAGAAATGGATTTGTAGATGCTGATGGAGAACTCTCAATTCGTGTCTATGATGAGACACTTAAAAAAAATGTAAAAGTACTTGATAGGAGTTTATCGTGAAATTTTTAGTTACAGAATGTGAGTTTGATCTTAATGATGATTATGATATGTCAAAAGATGACAGATTAAATCTCAATGAATTGCAAATTGAGTTAGAAGATTCAACAGTTGGTGTTTGGGAGGCTGATGATGAAGATGACTTAATTGAAGAAATCACTACAGCTAGTGGTTGGTGCATCAAATCTATTGATTATGAAATCCAACTTAAGTGAGCCCTTTAAATTGTACCATCATTAAAAGACAAACTCATGACAACTATTGAACTTTTAGAAGAATCACTCAAGCAGTTAAAGATTATTCAACTTGATAATCTTAGAAGAGAACCAAACCACCCTAGAAACAAGTTTGACTATACTGTTATAGTTCCTGACCACCCTCTTGGTTATCATGAACACTATACTAACGATTTAAAAGTTGCAAAGGAATCAGCACTTGAGTGGGCTAAAGACTATGGAAAAGCATCTGTAGAAGATCGTAACCTAGAAACAGTATTCGCAGTAAGGTAAATGAGCCCTCTAAATTGTCCCTTTAGTAAGAACATTATTGAAATTATGATTAAACTTGGTTCTAACGTCAAATCAAAAATACATGATGATCTAACTGGTCATGTAGTAGTTTATCAACCACTAAACAACTATGCTGTTATTATGACAGACATCATTGAATATGAAATGATGACAGTTGAGTGTTTCTTATCTGATTTGGAGCTAGCATAATGAAAAAAGGATTCAACATTGACGTTACAAAAGGTCAATACATGATGCTCTATAATATTATGTGTGAGCATAATCAGATGGTCAATCCACAAGCAAATCCAGATTTTGATTTACAAACTTTCGATAATCTATTTCAAGCAATCACAATGGCAAAGGAGACTTATTTGTAATGAGATACAAAGATCAAGCAACAACTTTATTTTCAGAAATCGCTAGTATAATTGAATCTAGTGATAATGCTGAAAATAATATCTACGATATAGTAGATTTTATGATAGGCATAATGACAAAAGATC